TTAATTGGTAGTTTGTTTAGAAATTAACGTTTGATTGTTCAAGTTTTGCCATCACTTCTTGGCGATAGGCAGGGTCGCGGTCGTAGCGGGGATCTTGCATAGCTGTTACTACTTCCGCTTGACTCTTGTAACCCTTAGCTGTACTAGATGGAGCCTTACCTTGTAAAAGTTTTCCTTCTACACCTTGTCCATCTTGCATCCTTAAGGCTAATGCTTGTACTGCAAAGTATGCACTACTTGGATCCCCACTATCCATAACAGAATCATACATACTGATTTCTTGTTCTTCAAGATTGTCAGATGCCCATTCCATCATGGATTTATACTGTGCATCACCGCCAACTAATCCTCTTAATTGATTAGCATCCTGTTCTGACAGTGTTTTACTTTGGTTATCCTTTCTGTACTCAAGGTACATCTTGGCAAGATCTTCAGGTTTCGCTTCAGACAATTCTTTCAAAGTGTCTTCACTAAACTCATCCTGTGATTCTTCCCACAACCTATCGAACAATGAACTATCGACTGGTTCTTCTTCAGTAGCTTCTTCAGTAGCTTCTTCAGTAGGTGTTTCTTTTTCTTGTCCACCTAACTTTTTCTGGAGTTCAATGTAAGCAGCTTCTAGCTCTTCAGCATTTTTGTATTTACCAGCAAGCATTGTCTCTTGCTGCTGCTCCATCTCTTCTCCAATCTGCAGAGACTCTTGTTCATCTGCATTTAATTCTCCCTGACTATTTTCGTCAGAGATCATAGACATTACTTCTGCCATATATTATTTATTGTGGTGGTTGTTGTGCTTCTTGTTCCATCATTGCTACTTCTCCATTCTTTGAAGGATCCATGATTGGAGTTTTCATAGCATCAATTTCCATCTGTTGTTGTTGCATAGCCATCTGCTGTTGTTGCATAGCGGCTTGCTCTTGCTGTACTTCTTGCATGGAACGTACAAGATTAAGTACATCAATTCCTTGTGCTGCAGCAAGACGTTTGATTACCTCATCTGTATTGATGAAGGTATTGATAGCTTCAGGTCCAAGTGTTTGAGCAAGGATAGTTAGGAATTGTCCTAAGCTTTCCCTGTCTTGTCCCCTTCCTAATGCATTGATACCTGCAACGATGGTGGGTTTGACAATACCTTTAGGTATCTTAGGAATCTCACCTTTCTTCTGCGCTTCACTTAGTTTCCTATTAAGATAAGGTACTAAGAAATCTACAGTTAGAAGGCTGAATAATCCCCCAAGTTGGGATTCCAGTTCAAATTGTGTCATCCTGACCTCTTCCGCTGTTGTGCGCTCAGACTGCCTAATATTTAAGACAAGGAATGCATCACTTAATCTACGCTCAAGTGTGTTTGCCATTTCATATGCAGTTCTGAAGTCAGCTGTCTTACCAACTTGAATGACACCAATATCATCTGGTCTACCTTGGATGATTGCACCGTTACCAGCTTTCTCTAGTGTGGAAGGCTTTGTTGTACTAGATGGAGATACAGTAAATACAACCTTTGCAGCTGCTGCTGACCCTTCTACTAGTGCCTGAGAGAGTCCTTCTAATGACTTCAGATCACCAATGAACTGACCTACTCTCCCTCTGCCATAGCCTTCACCATCTACAGTATTGAAGCGTAGTGGAATCCACGGATTAATATCAACTGGTGCTTTACCGTTGGAATCTTTCAGTACTTTATCATTTACTTCTTGATGCCAAATGAATCTATTGTTGTCACGTTTGATGTGTGTGTATACATCAACGTCATCACTGTATTCATTTTCACCTGTTACTTGATTGGTTTCTAATACATCTTTAGGTATCTGTGATTCAACCAAGTCTTTTGAAATTCTTTCCTTTGTAACTATTTCAATCACTTGACCGTTGCCATCCCGATCCACAACGTAGCGGTTCAAAGGATATACCTTTAGTCCATACTTACTCATATAAACTAGAGCGTTACCAGCTACTACAAGATGTAGCAATGCTTGGTGTACTGCAACACGATCATCAGATGCAGAGATTGACTCAAGAATGATTCGCTCCACCTTTGCAAAGGATAGATCGAGTTCTGATTTCATCTCTGGTGGTATCTCATCACCGAGTTGACTTTCGTCTAGTTGTAGTTTAAAGAAACTAGTCTGTACAGGTAGCAAAGCAAGCATTAATTTACTTGCTAAAGTCACAGCTCCTTTAGCTCCTACCGATTGGTAAGGAGTCCTGAGTTGTTTCATACCTGACATATGTTCTTCATGTCCACGTACTAAGTATGGAAGGGTAAGCTCTGATGCTTGACGTGCTTCCTCTAGGAATTGGGAACGGTCGCTTGATAAATAGTCATACCTTGTTCTTGCTGACATTTAAGTTACGTTCAATGCTTTGTCTTTAATCTTTTTGATCCGCATACCGCTGCGGGCGAAGTTTCCTTTAACACCTTGACGTGCCATCTGTTGGCCTTCACTTTCTGTACCTACTGTTGCACCTTTAATACCTAGAACTGATTCTCTGTTGTTAGGTTGCATGGTGGCCATCAATGTATTCTGCATACTTTGTAGGTTCTTATCGTAGGAAGCTTGTTGGCTTTGCATTCGTGCTTGTAGACCAGCCATCTGGCTTTCAAACTTTGATTGCATATCGCCCATCATCCTTTGTTGGTCGAACATTGATTGTGCGCCACTTCCCCACTGCACACCTTCTGTAGCTGCTTGCTTTTGCATCTCGTCATAGCTCAGCCCAGCTTGCCTTGCTGCGCTCACAGCCTGTAAGCCAGCGTGAGCCATGGTGCCTTCGTTGCCACCATACTTACCAATGAAGGTTCCTTTACGTGCATCGATGTAGTCTCGTGCTTTGTGTCCAAAGCTGATACCTTCACGTGCGGCTTGCGCTTCGATTTGGCTGATAGTCATCCCTGCTGCAATTGCTCTATCAACTGCAGCTTTACCGGAGTGAGCCATCGTATCGGTATTACCACCGTATGTATTAATAAAACTCATTTAATTTTCTTCCATATATTGAATGATCCATTCAACGACACTTCGCTGTCCAGATCTGTACATAATCTTTTCGATTGAATCTTCTGGTGTTGGGTTGACTGGTGGAAATGTTTCTTCTAATTGATGTACTAAACCACGGGCTTGCATGCCCACAGTCTCAAGCATGTTTAACGAGGTAGCTGATTGCATCTAAAAATAATTGAACGTTGTCATTGAAATGTCCAAGACCAAGATTGCATCGGTTACATAACAGCCCACGATTCTTGCCGGTCTCATGACTATGGTCTACACAAAGACGTGGCGCGAACTTCTTGCAGATAGCACAAGCTCCCTGCTGTTCCTTCACCATGTCTATGTACTCTTCTACTTCTAATCCGTAGCGTCTCTTTAAGTTATCTTTATAGCGATAGTCTACCCTCTTAGAGGGGCTAAGCATATTGGGGGAGATTTACATTCGAGTGCTCAAAAAACGCTGGCATCCGTCCTGCTCGTGTGTCAGAAAGCTCTGGAGCCTTGCCTTCATACATCAAGCGATCGCTAGAATCCAGCCAAAATTTTTTATCCAAATATTTATCAGTAGTATTTATACCTAAGGGTTGCATCACCCAATTGATAGTTGCCTTGCGGAGTTTATCAAGACTAGGGCTGACAGTAAGCCCCAACTCCCTACAAACAATGCTATTGGAAGCAACGTGAATTTGTTCATCTCTACTTATATCCGCTGATACCGTTCGCATTCCAGCGTCACCATTAAAGCGGAAGAATGGTAATAGAACGAAGAAAATCGCACGCTCGGCAACCATTGCTTTGAGTATTGTGTGATCCGGATGCGCAGTCCAAGCTTCCCTGAGCCGAAGAGCTTCCGATTCAGCTTTTTCATCAGTCCCGTAAGCATTGGCAATGTAACCAAGTGCCAAGTCGTGATTTTCCTCGTCGGTGACGTTTGATTCCAGTAACTCCCTCGATAGTGTTGGTACGTCGGTAGCCAATCCATCACGGATAAAATCTCCCACAGGTAGTTCCATATGTCTTAGAGCAAGAGCACGGTGTACCGTCTCTTCCGCCCCTGCCTTGCAATATCCGGCAGTTGTCTGGACTGGTGTCCATTTTCTTTTTCTGTTTAGTAGTTGTTGATAAGGGTCTTGTCTCATTCTTGACAGTCACATGTAATTTCTTCATTTAAAATGTCCTCTAGGTAGCTTTCTACATCTTGCTCATCTAGTGCTGCGTAAGCACTGGACTTATCTTGAGTATCACCCATAACTTGCAAGCTGTAATAGAGGCTTGTTTGCGGAGACCTAAGCCACTCTTCCACGAATGCATTATCGTAGGTTACAATATCACTCCAAGAGTTGAAACTGTATCCATGAAGAAGTCCTGTGCGATCAAGTAATGTCATCATTCCGTCAGCTACTTGCTTGTAAGCATCCCAGCCAACTTCTGAAGCAATCTCTACATCGCCGTAATCATATGTTTGTACTCCAAACGTACCGCTATCTCTATCAACAGTTCTGCTGATTGGTGGAGCAATTTCTGGTGTACATGTGTAACCATCTAAGTCTTGTGACCTGTAGCTACATGATGCAGTAGGTGCAATAGCAAATGCACGTACCATTTTATATTCTTTTGCTATCTGCGCTGCATTGCTAATACCTGAAGCAATCTCTGACACTAACTCAAAGGCTGGTGTATGTACATCGTCACCACGATTGTATTGACTTAATGCATTACCAAACTGCCTATAAGTTACTCCGTACCTGCGAAGGAGGTTGGCCAATCCCAACATTCCGAGCCCAACTTGTCTATCAACGACGGGCGAGAGGTATTCTCCACTATCGCCGATACCAGTTCGAGTGTGGAGGGCACACAGTTCCGACATACCTTCAACAAAAGCTCGCGAGATATCCCCGAGCTCACAGGCACCCAAATTGACATGTTGCAACAAGCATGTTCCGCGTGAGGGCAGGTATACTTCCAGGCATACGTTTCCTCGGATTCTGTTTCCTTCATTGTCGTACTTAACTTTGTTTAACCAGATGTCACCTGATTTGATTCCATAAAGAAGTTGTTCCTTGAACGTACAATCCTTCCACCACTCTTCAGTGATGTTGATGCAACGTTTAACCCAAGGTAGTTCGGCTCTACTAGCAGTAATAAAGTCAATAGCATCTGGGTGAGATAAATCCAGGTGAAGTACAATAGCGCCATTCTTGAATCTGTTCCCGCGCCTAACAACCTCATTAAGTACTGAATAAATCTTTCCAAAGCTAAGTGGACCAGAAGGCATCACACCACTAGGACGTTCTACACCCCCTGGTGATAACTTAGATAGGTGAATTGCACACCCTGCTCCATAGCGTAGGGCGTGACTAGCGAAACGCCAGCTAGCTTCCAGCCCATTAGGGCCTTCCATCTGGTCCTCTACAACAAAAACAGTGCAGCTGACAGGAAGTCTGCCTTTAGGATCATCGATCCAAGATTGTACCCGACCTGTGCGGGAGATTAAATTTGTCATTGGTGGTTGTTATTTTATTTTTAGTTTGGGAATTGTTGGTATTTTTATTCCTTGTTGTAGTCCCTTCCCGATAATTTTCAAGCCATCAAGTATAGGGTTAGGGTTAGGTTTATTCTTATGTGAGCGTAACGGGGCTGAAGTTGCCTTAGGAGTTTTTTGGGGATCTGGTGTATTGAATAATTTTGCTTCCGCCTGCCTCCTTCTCACCAATCCTGGCGTACCCCCGTTAGTGTATAACTGCAACGCATTTGTAACCGCTTCCGCGTCACCAGGTCTACCTCTGTAGTTTTTAATTGCATTAGCTACTGTCCGAAAGTTAGAGCTGCTTAGGAAGTTTCTTCCAACATTGTATCCAAATGCTTCGACTGCAGCCTTTTGGTTATCAGTTAACAACTTCCAGTTTGGCAGTTTCCTTAGAAGCTCAGCCTCATAATTGACAGTATTGCTAAAGTGCTTGTCACCAACTTCAGCCGTCATTGTGTCGCCCATCTTCACAGCCCGACCATCAGGGTGACGTGTGAAACCCCAACCAATTGTAGGTTTGCCGGTTCCGTCATCGTAGGCATTAGGATTAAATTTACCACTCTCTTCAAAGTGTTTAATCATCTCATCCCTTGTTTGTTCGTATGTTTTTGGCATGATTATATTAAGTCAGTTAAATTAGGTGGTTTGTAGTTTTCTCCCTTGAGAACTTTGCCGTCAGCTCTGTAGATAGGTTTACCATCTTCTCCAAGCTTAGACATGTTTGATTTGTGGACACGACGCATTGCTTCGTCAAGATCCCACTCTTGTGATGCAGCCATCTGGAAGCAGACGTATACAAGGTCAGCTAGTTCCTTCAGTTGTTCACAATCATCC